AATGAACTTGTACGTCAGCGGTGACGTAAGCCAGACTTCGCTATCTAATCGTCCTGCTGAGTTCAGAACAATTGGATTGCTGTTGGCCGTTGCACCGTTGGCTGATGTATAGGTCGCAAGCGGCGTGGTTGTGCCAGCCGCGTAGGTATACAACAGCCCGCCGGCAAGCGGGACGCCGTTATTGTCAAAAAACTGCTGTGCAGCCCCCGCTACGGGCGATAAGTTAACTGCCATCTTCTACTTGCTCTTTAGGTGCGAGTTCTTTCTCAATCGCCTGAATCAACGGGAACACCTGCGCGTATGGCTGGTTGCCAAGGTACTGAAGGATTGCGTTGAACAGTTGAGTTGGCAGGGTTACGTTTTCCATTATGCGGTCCAAGGAAGCGGCGGCGAAACCACAGGTGGGTTAATCTGGTTGTCAATCTGCGCTTGCACAGCGGCTTCAACATTGTCTTTGTTACCGTACGCTGTCCAAACCCAACCAAGCACTTGCTCTTGAGTCAGGTCTGCGTAGGGGACAAATGTACCCGTTGGTGCAGGGAGAGATGCCGTTGAATAGACTGTACCCGTGTAAGTTCCGTCTGTGCCGGTACAGCGCCAATGAACATTAAACACTACGTCAGTCTGATTGTCAGCCTGCGGGTAGCAGTCTAGTTGGGATACGGTCCAAAGTATAGTTGCTAACATAGTATTTTCCTTTTAAACGGTTTCAAGTTTCAGGGTGCGCTCTTCTACCAGTTTGGCAAAAGGCATAAGCATTTCAACAAGTCGATCATCATTGCGCTCTTTGTCAGCATCAATTAGCACTGCGTTTGTAACGCCTGTGCAATGACCTTCGCTGTCGTAAAAGTGAGCAAGACCCGCCTGTTTAGCAAGTTCAATAATTTCTTGTCTAGTCATAGTATTTTTCTTTAAGGTTAGATGCCTGCGGCTGCAAGGCGCTTACGAAGGTCTTGGATTTCTTTGACTAGCATTGGGACCAGTTTGGAGTAGTCCACCGCCATCATTTCTTCAGGGTCTGCGGGTTGGTGTACAGCTTCTGGAGCCACGGTCACAAGTTCTTGAGCAATGAAACCGTAGCGTTGGTGCGTGTTATCAGACTTCCAATCAAACTTACGCACTTGCAAAGAGTCAATTAAATTGGATGCAGATTCAGCGTCTTGAATGTTTTCTTTTAAACGTTGGTCAGATGTGACGTTGTAAAGAACAGCGGTTGTACCTGATTGTGAAATTGATCCGATTTGCGTATTGTTGTAATAAAACTTTGCAAAATCAATACCCGATGCCGTTCCGTTTACATGACCAAATATTCCCCATGCGTTACCCGGACTATAAGCAAAATAGTTTGCGTTTGATAATAAACTTGTAGCCCCCACCAGCAGGTTGCCGGAGGAGTCGATACGGGCGCGTTCGGTTGCGTCCTGTACAAATTTAAGCGCAGTGCCGCCTTGCACAATCCAATCGTAAACACCAGAGCTAAATAGGCTTAGTGACGGTGTGCCGCCTGCTGTGGCGTTAATACGTATTGAAGGCGTAGTTGCTCCAACCTCCAGTTGCGCTCCAGAGCCAGAACTACTGGTAATCCCCACCAGCAGCCGCCCACTAGCATCCAGCGTCATCGCCTGTGTGAAGGTAATGGGGTTTCCTGCTGTGCCTGAGGGGGTTTGTAGCCAATAATGAACACCGCCAAGCTGCTGATAAGCAGAAGCCCCCACGCCACTTGCAAAATATTTGTTTCCAGCGTTGTAGTAGACGTTTGATCCAAGCGTGACGGCATTGCTATATGAATACAACGAACTGTATCCAGAACCAAATTGAAATGCTCCGCCATTTATGCCACTCCAAGCACTAGGAGTAACTCCCAAGCCGAGGTTGCTCCCATCAAACGTCAGCGCACTCCCAGTAGCCAGCGCACTCGTACTGGACGCATAGACAACACCACCAGAGGTGAAGGAGATCAGGCCAGTACCTCCCTGCGCCGTCGTTACCGTCGTCCCGCTTTGCAGAATCGTTCCGCTTGCGTCTGGCAGGGTCAGGGTGCGGCTTGCCGTGAGCGTGGTTGGGGTAAGCGTCACGCCATAACTAGACGTCCCACCAGCCCGTCCTTGCAGAGTCACCGAGTCCTGAGTCGCTGCTGCAATTGCCTTGGCCGTTGTAAACACACCCGTTGTCGGAGTCGTAGCCCCAACTGTGCCGTTATGCGGTCCGGCCAGTCCGGCAGCAGTCAGCGTTGTACCGTTAAACGTTAAGTTTGCAGAGCCCGCGAGCGACCCAGAGCTGTTGTACTGAACCTGGGTGTCTGAACCCCCAATAGTTCCCGATCCTTTTGTTGCAAGCGTTTGAACAACCCCGCTGTTGTCCTTGTAGAACAGTTTGCCGTCAGTGATGTTGATTGCCAGTTCGCCATTTACAAGATTTGCGGCGTTTGGAACACCACTAGCGCCAGATGTCGTGCTGTAATACAACGAGATTGGGGTGTAATTAGACTGTGCCATGATTTACCTCAGAATGTGCCGCCAGCGACGCCGTATGCAGTCCCAGTCCCGCCATTTGCAATACCAAGTATTCCAGAGATGGCAGCGGTCTGGTCAAGTGCCAATGCACTCCATGCAACCTGAGTCCCTGCAGAGTTAACCGTTAAAGATTTATAGGCTGCGCCTAGCGCAAGTTTTGACCAGGTGTTAGTGGCAGAACCATACAGCAAGTCTCCAGTCGTCACTGTGGACGTTCCAGTGCCACCCAGAGTAGCGGGGACCTGCGTTAAAGAAATGACGGTCCCAGAGACGCTAATTGGCGATGAACCGGTGTAAACTTTCGACGAACTGAACTCCGAGAAAGTTATGTTGGTCGTGCCGAATGTTATAGTTCCGGTTGTTGTGACAACGTAAGAAGTGCCAGCGTTAACCGTCCCGTTTTGAGTAAAGAAATAGTCGTTAAGGCTTAGTTGACCGGTGCCTGGACCGTAAGTGTCCGCGTCAGTCGCGCGAGTAAGCACCGTGCCGCCGGTCGCCCAAGTGTAGACCCCGTTGTAAGCCTGGTTAACTTCGTTCTTGACGAGGATTCGGTTGGTATTGAGTAGCGTGTATCCGTCCAATATCGTCAACGCAACCGACAAAGTGATTGTTGCGCCGACTCCAGCCGTACCATTGTTGTAAGTGACCGTACCCCCAGTGATAGAGGCTAAACTCGCCGTGGTCGTCGCCTGCACCGGCTGGTGATACGCTAACCCCGTTGCAACCAACCCATCTACGTACTGTTTAGTGGCCAACTGTAATGCAGTGGTTGGATCTGCCGTTACATCAACAGACGCCAACCCGGTCAACGCAGATGCAGTCGCGCCCAAAGATACAGAAGTCAACCCAAGCGTGACTGAAGAATTGGTCAGGCTTGCATTGGCTATGTTGGAGATTGTGTTAGACGACCCGCTGATTGTTTTATTCGTAAGTGTCTGCGTTCCGGTTAACGTTGCGACTGTAGAGTCAATGGCAATCGTTACCGCAGATGAGCCGTTATACGACGTCCCTGTTAGTCCAGTGCCAATTGTCAAGGCGTTTGACGCTGTCGCAGTTACAGTTCCCGACCCACCAAGAGAAATTGACGACCCGTTTACTGTGATTGAACTATTTGTCAGCCCTGCGTTTGGAATTGAAGCGACAGCCGTAAACGCGCTTGAACCGTTCCCCACCAGGTAACCAGTAAGGCTATTTGCACCACTGCCGCCGTTCGCTACGTTCAGCTGACCAGCAAGGACTACAGCACCTGTAGAAGGTGTTGACGGGGTAAGACCAGTGGTTCCACCGCTAAATGAACTGACCACGCTGGCCGTTCCGTTGCTTGCAGAAGTGATCTGCCCCTGTGCATTTACCGTTATATTCGCTAACGTGTAGCTTCCCGCGGTGACCGCCGTGTTGGCAATTGAGATAGTCCCCGTTGACGTTATCGGGCCGCCGGTTAGCCCCGTCCCAGTGGCCACCAAAGTTACAGCACCAACGTTGCCAATAGACCCAGTATTTGTTCTGACGGTCCTGCCGTTTTGAACAATTGGAACGCTTTCACTACCGTCAAGAGCGGCAGCAATAGGCAACTGAGTAATAGTGACTTGTGCTGACATTATTCTTGAACTGGTGGTTTTGGAGCAAACGTATCTAAATTTCCATTGCTTACAGGAATATTAGAGCTGTCTTCCAAAGAAATCTGAAACTGATCGTTCCCTTCCGTCATTAAATAATCGTCGTTTGCGGCTACGCTCACATCAGGGCGAGGGAAACGTATTGTAATCTTTTCAGTCTTCCTTGCAGCCAATCTATACGGATCAAAATTGTCCGCGCAACCTTGATCACAGACTTGCAAACCGGGAAAATTTGGATCCGACCTCATTACGGCATGAGGCCTCTTCATTTTGCACCGATCACAGACTGCAATCGCTATGTCAGAGTATCCTCGCGTATCAAGGAAAACCGGCATAGGTCACCTATTATATACGGCAATGTTGGGCGCTAGTTGGATTGGAGACTTGTCCCGCTCCTCCTGCTCCGCCAACATAAATGACTTATCCGCCTGCCCTTCAAGATACTGAATCCTGGCCGCGTCAATGCCAGGCAACTCCATAGACATTTGATGAGCAAGCATATTGACAACAGCCATGTACCAACGCTGAGGTATCTCGAGCTCACCATCCAAATCGCCAACGTCCATAATCTGGCGCGAATACCATATTGTCATTTGCACAAATGGATCGCTGGGCACCGGCCACAATTCAATTTCTAATTGAGGGATTGTTTTGTTAAGCCAAAATTGAAAAGGCTGGTTCGCTGTAAAGTTTTTGTTTGGCAAATTTGTGTAATCGTCACGGTTGAGCCTGGCCATTGTAATTTCTGTAGAATTATTTCCAAAAAACAGCTCGCGGACGCTTATTGTCCCGCCGTTAATGGCGCGCATTCTATAATACAGAACGTTTTGACCTATCGTAATGTCATACCAAAGCCACTCATTGTCAACCCACGTTGCTTGGCCAGGAGAATAAAGAGTTTGCCAAGTTATTCCGTCGGTGGAATACTCAAATACAATCGTAATACTAGTCGAAACCGCAGGTAAAACACCGATTGAACCGATGTATTGCGTAGATTTATATTTGATTGCAATATTCCCGTTTGGGGAGGTCTGGACACATGACGTGTCAACGTTCCCGTCAAATGCGTTGTCAACCAGCCCAGACGTCGCAGAATAAATCCCATCAGGGCGATTTAACTTTCGGTACAAGGCGTTTAAAACATCATTTGCACCCACCGGCAATAGATACGCCGCCTTGTTGGCATTTAAGCCAATCACCTTTTTTTGGATGGCCCAATAGTTGATGCCCATGTTAATTGTATGGGACAACAAAAAGTACAGGGATTCTTTGGCAGCGTTAACCTGCTCAACGGTTAGCTCCTCAGCCAGCTTACCCGCACGACGGGCACCATGATCTATTAGCTTCTGTACGCTAATAACTGTCTGGCCAACGGTTCCGCTATAGGCCATAAATCACCAATTTGGGCAATTCCAGCGTTGCATAGAGGCTCGAGCACGACTGCCCCTCTCACTCTTTTCAGCCACGGGGGCCATCCGAGCGCAGAACGAGTCACGCCTTGCCCCTCCGCCCGGCTGGGGAGCCTTCAGGTTGCTTCCAGTCTCGCGGTTGTACTTAGCCCTACCCTTGGCCGTCAAACCCGCCCCCTGGCCCGCTGGCAGCTTCTCACCGCGACCTATAGCCAGGCTAGGACCGCCCTTCTTTAGCTTTACGGTCTTTTCAGATTCCCTAAAGGCTTGTGCAGTCGGGGCGCCAGGAGAGCCAGGCTTACGCATCCTCTCGTCGCTACCCTCGGCTATCCTCTTCCTCTTGGTTGCGATGTTGGCGTACAAACCACCGCCCTTCATTTTTGCCTCATCAGCTTTGGCAAAGTCTTTACCGACAGACGTAGGAATGCCAACCTTCTTGGCAAACTTTGGATTGTGAGCAACCGCTTCCATCAGGCGGTGCTGGGCTGGTGACTTGCTTGGCATGATTATGCGTAGGATTTAACCATTTCGAGAACAACGGTGTATGTGTCACCGCTACTGGCGTCTACCGTGCTGAATACAATATTACCGTTTTTACCGGTTCCAGCGTTATTTGTAATACCGCCAAAATTTGAAAAATCGTTTTCGTAGTTAGTGTTTATTGTGGAAAGAAAGAATGGAACGTCCGTTGAAGCGTCCCAATACATTCGGACTTCCATGCCGTGACACACAGACGTAATTTTAGTAACCGTCACTCCGGTGCAAGCCTTGCCAGAATTGCTTGCTGTCAAAGTTGATACGTTGACTTTTGTTACCGCGGTTTCACCAGTGCCATCACTGATGTTTGTAAACTTCATAATTGCAAGACGCTCACCGTCAAGAAGCGTCTGACTTGTTACTGAATCAGCCATTCTAATCTCCAATGAAGACAGGGGCCGAAGCCCCCGTCCTTAACACGCGCCGCCAGCCTTCTTCATGAAGTTGCGAGATGGACCGTACTTCTCTTTACTGTCCTTTGTCGCAGCCTTCATGGTTGGCGCAAACTCAGCCTTGTTCTCAGCCCGTAGTTTGCTCACCGACACGTCCCCGCCCTTTTTGTAGGTGCCGGAAAGCATATTGATCGCTACAGGTTGAGTCTGTGGCTTACGACCCTGTTTCATCTGCTCCGGACCGCCGTCGTTTTGTACGCGGCCGCCCTCAGCAAACTTTTTTGCAGCACCGCCTTTACGGTATCCACCGGCGTTAGATTTTGCAACACCGCCAGTAGCGTACCCGCTCATGCCGCCACCCATCATTCCGCCTGCTTTGAAGCCGCCGGCATTACCCTTCTTCACTTCGCCAGTGTTGGCTGGTGAGTTATCAGGCTTTGCAGTGTGCATCTCAGTAGTGTCATACGAGCCCGAGGTTTTCTCAGAAGCAATCGCCCCGCCCGTGGCGCACTTCATCATGCCGCCCTTTTTGAAGCCACCGCCGTTGCCGTTACGCACGCCACCAGTCTTGGCCGGTGCGTTGTCGGGCTTGGCAGTATTAACAATGGTCGTTGCAGGCATACCACGAGTTGACTCGGAAGGGATTGCGCCGCCAGTAGCGCAGTTCATCATCCCACCCTTTTTCAACTTCAACTTGGTGCCCTTGCCACCCATGTGCTCTTGCATATCGTGCTGCTTGAAGGCTTTCTTGATCATGGCCTTGTCTTGCGCCGTATCACCACCTTCCTTCATGCCCATCATCGTGGCTGCACGGCCTACAGGAGCCGACTGAGCGGCACCCATAGCCTTCATAGCCCGACGACGTGCGGCGAGCGCTGGCATCCCCGGAGCGGCCGCTGGAGCCATCCCACCGCGAGCAGGTCCGACAGAGCCCATAGGCATTCCGCCCATTTGCATCTTCTTCTCTACCTTGCCGCCTTTCTTCAACTTCAACTCAACAGATGGCTCTGTGGTCTCCATCTTCACCATTGGTTTGAACATCCCCATTTCAGCCTCCTTTAGGCTTGTGTGACGCCAAGAGCGCCAACGCGGGTAGCGTTAGGGCCAATAGCGATTCCGGGCAATGCAATCGTCATCACAGTACGGACAATTCCGTCAGATGCTGTTGCAGGCGTGTAGGTTCCGCGAACGTCACCCGTTCCAGTTGTGGCGGTTGCCATGTCAGCGGCAACAAACGTACCAGCATCTTGCGCCAACGTGTTGTTGCTCTTGACGCTTGTGACATAAGCCACATTGAACACGCGAACCGGCAACCCTAGAACGTCACTGGTACCAATCACAACGGCAGTGGCAGAGCCAGCAATCGTTGCACTTGACACTTGGAAAAACGCTTTTTTCCCAGTTACGGCGGTAGCCGCAGTCGCAACAGTGATTACCTCACTCATTGCCTGACCGTAGTAGTCATACCCGTTAATCGTAAACGCACGAGCCGTTGTCGAACAGTTCACTTTAATTGCACGAGGCAAATCCAACTGAAGCACAGTCACGCCATCAGAGCGAACAACCGACTTGACCGAAGTGCCAGCAGTCAACGTCACTGCACCAGCGGCGGCGGCAGTTTGCGATGCGGCAATGTTGTTAGTCACAGCGGCTTGAGGAATTACGTCCCAAATGTAGACGCGACCAACAGGACCGATACCCAAATCCATAGGAGAAGGGTCATCAAACGCAATGTTGCCATGCGCGTACATCGTTGTGCTAGACGCTGTCACCGACTGGTTAATGGTGTAAGTACCAGTACCGCCAGTGCCCGTGCCATAGCCGGTGATGTAGGTTCCGTCCGTGACGCTTGAACCGTCAACGTACATACCCACAACGATAGGTGCGCCTTGCAACAACGCAGTCACGGTTAATGTCGTCGTTGACATTGAGCCGGTAAAAATCGTGGTGTAGGGGCGAATGCCCGTGCCCATATACGTTTGGGCTGGACCTAAAAACAAATCGTCTGAAAATTGAGGCATGGAATTGCTCCTTGAAAAGTTTATTCCATTAACGAAGAAGGGGACCAGCTATTAGACTGATCCCCGTTTTGGCGTTAACCTAAACGCCTTGCGTGCCATAAAGCGCACGTGGATCTGTCCAGCCCACCTGATAACGCTCGGTTGCCTTGTAGCGCATAGAGTCGGTCTCGAAATCACCTTCCATGGTCTTTTCGAGTTTGCGACGCATCAGCAACTTCATGCCCTCAGGCGCATCGGTCTGAACCCACCAAGCGGTTGCATTGGTCAGACGCGACAGAACAGCGGCACCCTCATCCAACAAGCCAATTGACTTGACGGGGTTGATGTCGTTGTTAGCCGTACCTGTACGCAGAACCGACTTCAGCAGAACCTCGGCTTGGAACACGTTGCCCGGTGCAACCACCAGTTGACGTGGAACCAGACGAATCTTCTTGCCGTTGTTGTCCACTGCCTGACGGATCTGGATGAGCATCTGCTCAAGCGAGGTCTGCGACAGGTTAGCTGCAGTGGTCAACTGGTTGCTAAACGATCCGTTCACAATCGGATGCGCGGTGTTGGTCAAGCTCACGCCATCACCACCGACATACGAACTGTTAAACGCACGGTTTAGCACGTTTGCCGATAGCGTCTCTTTGGTCTCAATCAGCGACTGAGCAAGGTGACGGGCGTAAACGTTACCGATACGGATGTGATCGCCGTCCTCAACCAGCACTTTGGTCAACGCGAAAGCTAGGCCATAAACGTTGTACACATAGCGCTGCAGGAACAGAACACCGCCCTGCTGGTACGAAACCGGAGTTCCGTCAGGCAGTTGAGGTGCCGCGCCGAAACCGTACAGGACGGGCTCTTCGTGGTAGTTACGGGGAATACCGGTCTGCTCGCGGAAAACACGCGACCATTCATCGGTACGTTGATCATAGACTCCATCGAAACACTCGTTGAGGATTGGCTCAACAATTGACCGGAAGTCCGTACTGCGCATTGGGGCTGCCATGACTTACCCCTCCTTAGAATGCGTTGATGGTTGCAACGTACTGGCTACGGGCCGCTTGGACCTGAACAACCGTGTACGCATCGCCCCAAGCATTATCAACTTGAGGAGTGAGGTTGATGATTCGCAGATCACCCACAGCACCCGAACCAGCAAGCGTGGTCGAGATGGTGCATTGCGACAGACCAGTTGTGGTCGATCCGGCGCTAATGTTGCTGAAGTTGGCCTGATCACCAATTGAGGTCTGAGCCAAACTACCGTCAGCCTGAATGTCATAGACAATCGCAGGATCAGAGTAGTAGTAGGTGACTTCAGAACCGGTTGTGTACGCCGTGCTGGCGATCCACTGGTTGCTGATTTGGCGGCGACCAGAAGCATCAGTCCACTCGTGACCAGCGAAAGCACCTTGGAAGGCGCTGCCAGCCGTTGCGGCAATGATGTTTCCAGATGTGTTGAGTGCTACAGGCTGGCCTTTCAAAATACCAGTGCTGTACCCCGAGGCAATACCGTTAGCGAGCGCAATAGCCCGATCCAGACCAGACGGATGGAACGAGGGGCGCAAGCCGAACGGAGCATTAGTTGCTGACATAGCATAACTCCTTTGTTAACCGGAAAATACCGGGGTTTTAACATTTCGGTCCAATTCGCCAAAGCCCTCGCCTTCGACCTTGCCCAGACTCCTGCCTGAACTGTCACGCGCACCCTGAATGTTCTCAACTTGTAGCCGGATCTTGTCCGACTCATCGTTAGGCATTTCATGATGCATCTGCAACATGATGTCCTGATACAAATCCATAGGGAGTTTGTACAGACGCATCTCATTGCAAGCAATGAAACCAACATCTTCGCCAGACTTTACACGCCAATTATCAAACCCCGGTAACTCATCCGCTTTCACGGGAACGTACCCAAGCCTGAGGCGTTTATCAATACTGTCATAGCTGTTCGTCGTCGATAACCAGCAAAGGTGCCATCCCGGAATATCCGGAACCTTTGGCAGCGCACTTTGTGTCCATTCCTCGCTCCACATCCTGCGACGTTCCTGCGCGGTCATGAACTTTTCCTCTACGGGCGCTCGCTCTGCGTCCTCGCTTGCGCGAGTTTCACGTCCACCAGCACCGAGAGATTTTTTAAGTCGTGAGTCCATCTCAAGCATTCCTATTAAGTTTGGCTTCTGACGCATAGCGTTTGATCATTCGGGCACGTTTCTCTGGGTCATCCCAAAGCCCCGCATCCTTCATCGCTCGCACCTGCTCCGGTTCAAGAACAAAGGTATTGCCCCCAGAGGCCCTACCTGTTTCCCTACCCGTTCCAGTCACCACGCTTCTCGGTCTGCTTCTATTAGATTCACTTCTACGATTGTACTTCTCAGGTAGCCTCTTTTGCAAGCGACTATCCAATTCTTCCCAAAAGTCCGGATCAGAAGGATTCCATCCTTCTTTAATCATCTTCTGGTCAATGACTCGGACAATCTGCGAATCCTCATCATCACCATTCTGATCAAACCAAGGATTCTGATCAATCCAACGATGCGCTAACTTCACTGCATCAGGATTAACCGTTCCCTGACTCTGCTGTTCTCCGGCCTCCGCAGCACGAGTCTTGAAGCCATGCATCGCCTCAATCTTTCGCTTGGACTCATACCACATCTGCTGCGCTTGCGTGAACGCAGTGCCGTTAGCATTGTCCGTAGCCTCACGCATCTTGGCCGTAGCGTAATTGAGACGAAGCTCCTCGTCCTCAATAGCCTTATCCAACCTCGCCAAGTCCGCTGAATAAGACTTGCGCTCCAAGCCAGCAAGACGCTCCATCAAGTCCTGATTCTGCTTCTGCAGCAACGTCAGGCGCGTGTCCTTCTCTTCGTTAGACTTGCGGATGTGGTCCTTCTTGGCCCTGCGGCGGTTTCTACGGGCTTCCCGTTGCGCATCCGTATCATCGGGATGATCCGAGTCGTCATCCTGCTGAGGATTCTCAACCCCTTCAGGCAACTCAGCCGTCACCGACCCGTCAGCAGACTCAACAATTGCAATGTCGTCTTTGGTTTCTTCGGTACTCATAGATAAGCCTTCATATTCAAAGGGTTACCCAATACCTTCGCAATCACCTCGTGATCGTTGAAGACAGCAAACAATGCAGGATCTTCGTCAGGCTGCCCCGGCACTTCAACTTCCCAGCGATCACCTCCCCACTTGGGAACTCGGATGAAATCACCGGGCTCACACCATGAGCCTTCCGGCCATGACTGCATCGTATCTCGATGCTTGAACGCCAAAGGGCCTACATGAATGACCTTGGCCACCATGTTCTGCCACTTCTCGGTCTCTTTGGTTTCTTCAACCAAAATAATGCCGGATCCAGAAGTCTTCTTCTTAGTCCGGCGCAGTTGAACAAGAATCCGACCGCCAAGTGGCTTGGCTCCGGGATCTACGCTTGGAAACGCCCAAGCTAACTCAGCGCTTTCTTTCAGCGCCTCTTGGTTACTCATTGTCTTCTTCCATTAAGGAGTTGAGGATGTCTAGGGCCTCTTGCAGCCCCGCGTGATGACCCGTCATGCGGACATAAGCGTCCCAATTCACCGCATTTCCAGCGGCTAAGGACGCAGCTATTTCTAGCTGTCTACTTTTGATTCCGCCAATCAGATCGCCTAACGTCTTCACTTCTTCTTCGCTGGCAATGCACTTCCTGTTTGTTTTGCTGGCTGCGCACCATTGATCGGCGCACCCTGAGCCATACGTTTATGTTGCGGAACCATCGGACCCTTCTGCTCTGCGTCACTCGTACCCATACTGACCCCCTTGTTGAACTAAACCACCCTTAGCAAACTCAAAAGCCGTCTTCTGCTGATCGTGACTTAAACGCGCAGCATCCCTAGTCAATCGAGCAGTTTCAATACGCTCTTTGGTTTCATTATCACCCGTTGCAATCGCAAGCCGCAATTGTAGATCTTCCATCGCCATCTGATGATCCAACTCAATACGCGCCACTTTCTCTTGCGCATCAATCTGCGTTTTGACCTTCTGCAACTCAAGCTCCGCCTGATCCCGCTGCGCCCTACGTTGGGTCTCAGCCATTGATGTCTGCATCAATACTTGATCAGATCCAGTCATCGGAGGCTTAGGCGCAAACTGCTTCATCGTCTCAACCATCTGCTGAATCACAGGCAAGATTCCCGCTAAAGTCTCTTGCGTATCAAGCGTGATGTGCTTGCTTGCTGCAGCAAACAGCTTGTCAATCTTCTTCGGATCCTTCTCAATCTCGTAGTGCTCAATCTTCTCGCCAAGAGCCTGCGTTGCGTACCCGTTCATCCGGTCCAAATACCACAACACAATGTGCTGCTTGACGTGCTCCATCGCCTTCGGAAGGTACACACCAGCAAGCATTGGATTACTACCCAACGTAGGATCCTTGGCATAGTCTAAATGCACCTGAATGTGCGCTAAATGGTCCTGTTCAGGGTACGCAAACGCCGCTTGACCGATCGACATCGCTACGTTCTCAGTTACAGCGTCAGACTTCTCCGGTGCCGGCTCATCAATCAACAACTCATTGATTCCGGGCACTTTGATCTGCTTCAGAAACCGCGAAACCACCGCTTTCCGGTTGAAAAGGTCCGGATAGTCCTTCATCATGGCCATAACCGCTTGGGTCTGAGCCATTCGCTGCGTTTCCGAGAAGATATGCGGATCGGAAACCGGTACAACGTCCGTTAATCGGTTGAAATCCTCTCGGCGGATCTCTAACTCCTCAACAATCTCGCCGCGCCTCATATCATCGAGGTACCAGCGGTTGATTCGGCTGAGAATCTTGAGAACTTTGCCTTGCGACTGATGCAAACGGGCGTGAATAGATGAGAAAACGACAGCGCCCTGCTCAATCAGCGCCTGAGTCGTCCCAACAGGCATATTGGAGTTCACATCTGCAATCTTTTCTTCCGCAGTAGTGATCACACCCTTGGCTTGAGACGTTAACCATTGCAGCAACTCAAACAACACCGTGCTCGGCGGGTTAAATGGCATCGGCATCGCTAGCTTGCGAATGTCGTCCACCCCCGGAGCAGCCTCAATCTCGTTAACCTGCGTGATTTCAACTTGCTGCGACTGACCAGAGACCTTCGCCCCCTTCAGTTTGAGCATTGTTGCTGCATTATTGATGTGCGCGGTGTCTAATAGAGCCCTAAGAGAACCAGTGAGAGCAGCAGAAAGACCACCGATAAGATGAGGAAGGCCGACAGCGTAAGCACCGCGCCAAGGTATAAACTTAAATTCCGCAATCCAGTCGAGCTTGGCCATTGTTTCATCGCCTTCCTCCCAGTTGCGGTACAACCCGATCACCTCAGTGTTCTGGTCGTCAATCATTAAGATGTACGGAGCGCTCTCACCCTTCGTGTACTTGTCGTCATCAAGCTCCAACCACGTGTAGACGTGATAAACCCGACGAATCCCATCTTCATTGTCGCCAGACTTCTTGCCCTCAATCTTGTCGGTGGCCTTCTGCGGCCCCGTCTGCTCCGGCTCAATACTGGTTTTGACAAAATCTACGTCCCGGTACAACCCAGATCGCACTCGATTCTTGAATTCATAGTCCGAAAGGTCGTTAACTTCCGTAACTCGTTGAGCCGTATAGAAGTTTCCTGCCGCAAACGGGATCAGAACGTTATCAATTGGCAAGAACTCAGCACAAGGGCGCTTCTTCTTCTCGTCGTACCAGAGCTTTAGGTACTGGCTGCCACCTAACGGCAACTGCGTGAGCATCTGCTCTTGCTCGTCACGGAACTCTTCAATCTGTTCCGTTAACTGCCAGTTCATGAACTCAACTTTGCGCTCTGCAATCTGAACTTTTGCGTCGTCAACGTCACCAAGAATCTTAGTCTTGGTCGGGCCGTCAGGAGGAAACATCTCCTTGACAGCACGCGCCGCAAAGTCCACACAGGCTTCAGCCATCGCCGGGTGAACAACCTTGCTCGCACCGTTAAAGTTAGCCCCGCCGGGTGCGTCGTTACCTAAGCCAGTCCTGCGGATGCCCTCTTCGTACTGCTTGTCGCGCTCTTTCCGGGCCTCTTTGTCCTTCTCCGCAAAGTCAATGTACCGCAGCGCAAGACCGTCAAGCTCAAAAAAGTCAAAGTCAACACTATCCGCAAGGTTCTGATAAAAGTCCTCGTTGTCTAGCGGCCCTTCTGTGTCCATCCGGACGATCGCGGACCCATCAGGTAGTTCCTCAATCTCGGAGTTGTCCAGATTTAGTTCTGGTTCTGGTTGCTCTGCACCAGAGTCGTCAGGTTCACCGCCAATAAATCGGTTGTACTCTGGATCAATCGGGAACTCGTTAGCCATCAGTGCTTACTCTCTAAATTATCAAGGAATTCATCTAGCGACACATCTCCGCCTTCCTTCCTTTGCAGCCCCGTTGTTCGGTAATCTTGCATTCCGCCTCGATTCCACCAAGGCAAAATCAATCCTTCACCTGTGCGAATTTGATCAAGAACTTCTTTCCTGATATTTGCAGGGTTTGCTTGACGGCCTTGATTGTGCAAAGTGTACGCTATTTGTTTTTCAAGCAAATCTAATGCGTCACCACGAGGAGAAATCAACCCAGTCAACTCGCCGCCGCCAAACCAACGACCAGCCTGCGCCATGCCTCCGGGAAGGCCGCCAAGTTCTCGTGCAATTCCTAACATTCCTTGTTCGCCGGGATGGTATTCAGAATTGCTAAACCCGCCTTGCTCGTTGAAATAAGGATGGTATCTACTTCCAAAAGTTTGACCGGCAGCCTCGTGTGTGTCAAGCACAACTGACCCGCCAAAGTCACCAGCTTTCTGCGTGCCATACGTTGGAATTTTGTAGTTGGTTGGAATGTTTGCCAAACTTACATCACGCAAATTTCGACCGCCTTCAAGAACATCCGCCACACCTTGCCGATGGATGGGCATCAAAGGCAATCCCATTCCATAAGTATTTTTGAAATCTTCCATTCCGCGCAACACATTTGCTTCCGTTAATGGAATGCCCCTAGCGTTCATGTCCCGCAAGAATTGGCCTACTGCCATTTCATTCATAATTGAATTTCTTGCCGAAGCCGGGGCTAACGAATGAATCCACTTTTCAAATGCATCAGGAGCCATGCCGGCTTCAAGCGTTGCTTGTTTGACCGGATACAAAGATGCGTAAAAAGTTTCGCCACCCAACGGCAACCCACGCATAATTTGTTTTTTAATTAACTCACGGTTTTGTGGGTCCTCGTACAACCCCTCTACATAAGAAGTGCTGCTTCTTGAAGGAACATCCCGCGGGAAAGTTGATTGTTGAACGCCGGGAAACCCAGCAAGAGCATCTTTGATTGAAGATCGATCAAACGCTTGCAACTCAGGAGGTGGAGGTGTCCATGCTTCCGTTGGTTGATCTAAAAACCGATTGGCTTCGTCAATTCTGTTTTGCACAACCTGATTGGTGTTGCGCATTCTTTGCAATTTATTTGCAGAATAACTTGCTGGTGTCAACGCCCCATAACTTTTGACAAGACCGGGTTTTTCAGTCCTTTCCCATTCAAGTTTTTTTTGTGCTTGTTGCAATGCTTTTTTCTGAACATCCTCAGTTGCCAACTTTGGATTAGCCTGAGCAATTTGATCTGCCAGCCTTTGCTGTTGATCACTCAAAGCCGTGTTGGTGTAGTTTGGGGAAACCCGTTCGGCCCCCCGGGTTTTGAGAGAATTCAAAAAGTCATCAATGGCCTGCGCACTTTCCTTGATGACTTGTTTAACCCTTTGCTTGGCCGGGTTTCCGCCGGGTGCCATATGCACTTCGCCGCCGTCAGCGTAACGCTCAACAGCAGCCGGGTTGTACATGATGCCTGCACGATTGCCCAACAGGCCCTCGTACCCGTATTCTTTTGCCAACCGCTCAAAGTCAGTCAACGCCTGATCCTCATTGACAAGGCCCTGATTGCTCCGGGCGGTAAATGGCATTCTGTTTGCCTCTCTGGCCAACAACCCCAACCGTTCTGGATCGCTGGCCATACTGTACAGGTCGTTGCCCTGCGTACCATAACGGTACTGGCCTAACCCGGACTCCGGGCGTGGCTCTTCACCACGATAGAAGTAAGTCCGACCCATCACCGGCGCTTTCGATCCTTGCAGGCGGTACAACTCCTCGCCCCGTATGCCAGTCCCGTAGCGGCTCGGATCAGTCATGGTAAGGCTTGGGTCATGGCTGAAGTGCGTCAGTCGCTCAGAGGTCCCCTGAGAGGGCCTGAAGATGCCGCTCATGTACTCCGGCAATCCACCTTCATACATCGGATCCGTAAACTCAGGCGGCAGCAACAACCCGCGGTTAGGTGCATATTGGAAGTTCTCACCGTACAACGCACGCTTCTGCTGCGCAATTTCGTTGGCCAATCCTTCGTCGCCCCGACGCATCGCCTCGTAACGCAACGCATCTAGCTTTGCCAATTCGGCCTTCAACTCGACGTTAAGCGGCGTGTAGTTCACTACGCTGTTCTGCCCCCGCGTCTCTGTGGCCAACGCAATCCGCGCCAACGGCGAGTACATCTGGCTGTGTGCGCCAAACGCCAACTCCTCGCCCTTTGGTCCAAACTCGTTGCCATACACCCCGTGGCCAAACAAGTCATGCACCGCCCGGAATTGCTCATTCTGGTTCAACCCCGTGCGCGGATCAACCTCACTCATCATGTTGTGGGGCTCGCCACCCTGAAACACATAGAGGTGTTGGTTGCCGTGAACGTCCTCTAGCATTTCTTTGCTGGAACGATAGTCACCCTCGCCAGCCCGGTGGAACGACATATTCACCGGCATCTGATTGAACTGCTGCCCCGTCTCGTAATTAAGTTGGCGGTAAGCCTTGTCCATCAGGTCGTCGTAATCCCTTGCTCCGATCGTATCCATCAACTCAGGCATCTGGCGGCCGTAAGCCTCGTACACCGCCTGTTTGTACTGAGGGTTATCCGTTGACGCTTCCATGAACGCTCGGCCGATCGCTCCCTGCTTGGGCAAGGACGTGGCAGGCATCTTTGCCAGCGCACTTTCTGAGCCACCAAACTTCTGCGCAGCACGCCGCGCAATGTTGTTCTCCCGAACTAATCGGGCCACTTCTTCAGGCGAGTAGCGTTTCGCCACTTTGCCTCGAACCGCTCCCGTTCCTCCGGATCCAACTCCCTCGCCGGTCCCAGTAACTTCTCGTATGCCTGTACGGCTTGCCTGACCTTCTCCAGCCCCGCTTGGGCTGACTCGGTAGAAGGGTCCTTCTTGTGCTGTGACATAATTTACTTCTCCTGTTGGTTTGTTCCCGTACAACTTCTTTATAAAATCATCCACCGTATCAACGGCAGTTTTGACGCCCTGTTTGACTGCTTCTTTTGTAGCACTCCCAGCGCCGGCCATGCGAACTTCACGAATGGGTCTTGCTTTCCTGAACGCGGCCCTGCCAACAGCAGCCGTGCCAGCAGCCCCCGGTAGTAAACCCAAAACGTCAAAGCCAGCGCCAATAGCAGCGTCTAGGTACTCTTTGTTCTTGAGATCCTCATACACCTGCGGTAGATCACGGGCAGCCTCTTCTACGCCCATTCCGCTACCAAGGAACGGTACAAAATCGGCCACTCCTATGCCTATCGGCAAAATACTCTTGTCGCCGCCCACAGCCGTCTGAGAAATCCTCTGTACCGCCTGCGGACTCATACTGCCAGATAGCAAACTTTCAAGCTCATCCCTTAACCGCTTGCGAGCCGTCATTGGTTCCGGCTTTTTTACAGTGGGCTTGTACCGCTCAATCAGGTCCGCCAGCATAGGGTCGCCACCGTCAGCCATGTGAACCTCTCCGCCCATTGCCTTCTCTTGTTCTTGAGCCAACAGATCTGGTGCCGCTACGCCAAACGCTGCAGCGGTTGCCGCGTCCCTACGGAAAGGATCAAAGGCTGCTTCAGGCAAGCGCAACAACTCGGGATCTTTGCTTACAAATGCTTCCGTTACATAATCTGGGTTTGAATGCCAGTTATCATGAAAGTTTGTAATCCTTAAATTTGGAGTGTCGCTTTCGTGCAGCATATCGCTAACAACAGCATCCCATCCATATCCACCAAACAGCAATTCTTGCGCTTCAATTGCATTTGACGGCCTTTCCACGCCAATCTCATCAGCAACTCTTATCCCTTCTTTCAATACATCAAACTCCGAAGCGTCTTTTGCTTTCAAGAGTTCAAGTTGCATAACTGACGGAACACCGTCGTCTTTGTGACTTGCCAGCCAATCAGCGTAGTTTTTGTCTTTGGTTGTCCAAATGCCGCCAACATTGCGCTCGTCTTTGTTTAAATCAAACCGTTTGTTTTTTATAATTTCTTTTTCTTTGTTGGTTCCGTGATACACCCGTTCGGAGCCCATCGCCTTGGCTCGTTCCATCGGCGTATTGTTCGTTGGCAGCCCAAGGCCACCCTGCGCCGGTGGCAACGCCGCACGCTGCTGGGCTAACCGCAAAGCTTCATCTTGTGGGGCAGCCTTGACCGCAGCCTTGGCTGGCTTGTTGAGTTCCTTCAGAAAAGTCTCAACTAACTCAATCCCACCCTTGACGGTCTTGCGTGGATTCATATCCGCCTCTTGCGTAGATCCGCCATCATATCGCGCCTAGGCTGTCAAGTCACTAGATTCTCAAAGTAGGCAATTGTCTTGCGCAAGCCAGCGCTCAAGTCTACTTTTGGCTCCCAACTAAGACGCTCCTTCGCTAAGGTGATGTCCGGCTTCCTCTGCCTCGGATCATCAACCGGCAACGGCAAAAAACAAATCTCAGACTTAGAACCCGTCAACGTCAGAATCTGTTGCGCTAACTCAAGCATCGTAAACTCACCCGGATTGCCAATATTGATTGGGCCAGTGCAATCCTTCGCCATCATCCTAACCATCGCCTCAATCAAGTCATCAACGTAACAAAAGCTCCGAGTCTGCGTCCCATCCCCGTAAATCGTGATCGGATCACCCCTGAGCGCCTGAACAATAAAGTTGCTCACCACCCTCCCATCATCCGGGTGCATCCGTGGACCGTAAGTGTTGAAAATCCTCACCACCCTGATATCTAACTGGTGCTGACGCCAATAGTCAAAGAACAACGTCTCAGCGCACCTCTTGCCTTCGTCATAGCAACTACGCACGCCAATCGGGTTCACACGCCCCCAGTACGCTTCCGGCTGAGGATGCACCTCAGGGTCACCGTAAACCTCACTCGTGCTCGCCTGCAAGATCCTAGCCCCGACGCGCTTGGCCAACCCAAGCATATTGATCGCCCCGTGAACGCTCGTCTTGATCGTCTGAACCGGATCGTACTGGTAATGCACCGGCGAAGCAGGACACGCAAGGTTGTAGATCTCATCTACTTCAACGTACAACGGAAACGTCACGTCGTGCCGAATCAACTCAAACGCCGGATTTAGAATCAAGTGCTCAACATTGCGCTTACTTCCAGTAAAGAAGTTATCCACACAAATCACTTCATTGCCCTGATGAAGCAACACCTCACACAAATGCGAACCTAAAAATCCAGCGCCGCCAGTAACAAGAACCCTCTTCATTCTATCTGATCCTTGTAGCAACCACCGTAGATCCTCGCGTACTTGAAGAAGTAACTGTCCTCAACTAACGCCACAGCCTCCGGCGCAAACGCTAACGTCATAAAGTCAGCAATCACCCTCAAGTTCACCTCGTGCCGCGTCTTCCCTTTCACCCCAACCTTGTGCGCACCCCTGCCGTCATCCGTCAAGATATCCGTCAACACTACCGCCTCTGGATGCCTCTCTAACCACCGATCAACCAACCGCCGATCATCTGATAGCACCGCCGCATCTCCGTGCTCTCTGAGAAGCATCTGGAACCGCTCAGAGTCATGTTCCTTGTCCGTCCCCCTCAGATGCACAACCTTCTCAGGTTTGACGTTAAGCATCTTCTCTAGCTCAAGGCTGCGCTTCATCTTCAGGCGTTTCGCAAGGCTCCCGAAGTTCCACTCCCGATACCACATATTCGGGTGAACCCAGACCGGTACATCCCCGTCAGCTTTCTTAATGTCAAACTCAACTAAATCCTGCACCCGGTACGCCCAATCACCGTTAGGCTTGGCTAACGCCCCAGTCCAGAACTCCGGGTACGCATCACCTTCCGGCAGCCGATCATCAAACCCGTCAACGCTAAAGTACTTGTAAAAGCCTTCCTGCCAGTTACTGTCCGTCCAATCAACGTAAAGCCGCCGGTTGTACTTGACCGCAATATCTAAGCAGTAAGACAAGCTCGTTAGCCGGTCAGCGAACCCCTCATACCCCTTGTGGATGATCCACTTGTCCATGAGCCCCGCCAACATAATCGTGGTTAATCACTACCAATTCGCTAGGAATCGATGACCAATGATGTGTGTGCTTGTCCATCCGGTTGTACGTCTTAGGCAACCAGAGCGCGTTTAAGTTCCGCTCGTACACCCTGTCTAGCTCCGGATCATCCTCACCCTCCGAAGTCTTCATCACCTCACTCCAGCGCCTCACTAAATTCAACGCCTCATCGGTGTACCCAAACTTGATCACCCCGCCAGAACACAACAGCTTGTCCCGGTCTAGCTGGCCCTCTAAGTGATGGTTCGTATCAACAGCCCAGTTGTACACCGCAAAGTCATGCGGACCAAACAACAACTCAGGGAACTGCCACACATCCGTGTCCGCATCCATCCACACCACCGGACACTTGTGCAACTCCAACATTCCAAGAATGAACTGCGACTTGTACGCCACCGCCTTCTGCCAACTCGGGAACTCCGGAACTTCCCGAACGTCCCACCTCAGATCAAAGTCATCTAGCGACGCCTTGAGGTTTTCAGCTAACCAAGGGTACTTTCCGTTCGGCGTAAAAAACGACACAAATATTGGTGTATTACTCATCTTCCCCTCTTTTTAGTCATAGTTCGCCCAAGGTGACACGCCCGGCTTCTTACCACCCGGAGGGCCATCTTGCCCGGAGGGATTCTCTCTGGACCCCCTCCCAGCACACGCTGGACGCCAGATTCACTCGATGGTGTCCCAAGTCACACTGGGGAACCTCCGTCTTGTACGGTCGCTCTGGAACGCCGCGAGGCTACAACGGGTGTACGCGAGCCTATGTTCTCTCCTCGGCCACCCATGTAGGTGCACTGCTAACGCGAAGGGTACGGTCAGGAGCAGAACGCAAAAAAGCCGTTAAGTCTGACCCCGGTGGAAACACGTCTTTTGGACGTGCCCCCTTGCGGGGCGGGATCTTTCTTAGCGGTTCTCATGGCTTTCCACGGCCAACTCAGAAAAGATAGTCCATCTAAGTGCATCTTGTCAACACC